CCGGGATCTCGCGCAGGTTGGCGGCGCTGCCGAAGGTCGCGATGTTGATGCTGCCGCCTTCGAAGTCTTTGGCGAACGTGGTGTTCCGGGAGTCGCGGCTTCTTGCCTTGGCGAAGATGGCCTGCAGCTCGGGCACGTCACGAATCACCTTGCCGATGCGTGCACTCAGCCGCTTGGCCAGCGTGGTGGTCGGCTCCAGCACCAGCATGTTCTTCGGCCGCTTGTGTGCCATGGCGGCCAGGAAGTTCATGCCGACCTGCGTCTTCAGCATCTGGCTGGCGCCCTTGATCACGACACGACGCGCCGGATGGCCAGGCGAGAGGCAGCGCAGGATTCGCCGCGCCATGGGCGAGTTCTCCAGCCGGTACTTGCCTGGCCGCGGGCTGTCCTTTGGCAAGACCATGTACTGCTCAGACCACTCATCGATCCACAGCTCCGGATCCGGCGCCATGGCGCGCAGGATCACTTCGGTCATCTCGGTGTAGCCGTCGAGCAGGTTCATGGCCTGGCCTGTTCTGCGAGGTCGGCCATGCGCTGGCGCGTCTTGGACTCGAAGGCGTCAAACGCATGGCGCAGCTGCTCTTCAAGGATGACGGCGATCTCGCGGGCCTCATTCAGGCCCCGCACCTTGGGCGCGGCATCGCGCATAGCCTGGAACGCGTCGTCGCGAAGGTTTCTGAACGCGTCGAAGACGGCGCGCTCGCTCGGCTCGCGCAGCAGCACCAGGCCCTGCTCGCGCTGCGCAAGCACCTCGGCTCGGTCGGCCTCTGCCTTTTCACGCCGGGCCCGGTGGCCCATGTAGCTGTCATCCGGCGCGTCCGGCGCCTGTGGTGCGGTTGAGCCGGCGGGCCGGCCAGGCTCGGCTGCCTTCGTGGTGCTGTCGCCGCGCGCGCGGGTGTTCTTCGCCCACTGGATGTCGGCCACCTGCGGATCGATGCAGCGGCGGTCTTCAGAGAGCCGCGTGATCCGGCTCTCGGCGATGGCCTTGCGCACCGCCTTCTCATCGCAGCCACGATGCCTGGCGTATTCGGTGATCGTGAGCAGGTTCACAGCCACCGTTTCACCCCATCAACCGGACCAATGCCCGGACTTTTCCCTGCCGCCCCGACTAGCACGTCCGCGGGGGCCGAATCACCCGCACGGCTGCTCGCCTCGGAAGGACCCATAGGGGGGTGGGGTGCCGCGCCGAACTGATGGCCCCCCCTCCCCTCGACGCCACTCCAACGTTCCGCATGGTCGTCAGCGTGGCCAGCGTGTGGACCTACGCCCGCTGGCTTCGCATCCGCGCAGAGATGGCTTTTGCAGCCTGTGAATAGTGCTGGCCTACTTTTCGACAACCCTTCCCGCAGAAAGCCGCGCCGTTGCTTGCTTTCCAGCCTTTGTGAAGGGTTTATATAGTTCAAGAGATAAGTAGTGACACCGTGTTTTGAAACAAGGCAAGGCACACCAGCGCGCACACACTCTCGCGCGCACACGTTAGGCTTTGCGTAACTGGCCGCACCCTTCACAAGGCGCGATTCGCCAGCATTGGCGCGGGTTCTGGCGGGAAGGGTTCTCACGCCAAGGCTTCCCAACCGTTCACACCACACGACGGATTGGCACGCGCTCACATGCTCCTCCGCCCGGCCGCGACCAGCTCATGCAACTGCGGCTGGAAGATCTTGATCTTCGCGTTGAAGTACACCGGCTGCGTGCAGTCAGGTGGCGGGTCAGGTATGGGCAGGTTCTCATCGCCTGCCACCTTCGCGCGCATCAGCTCGATCTTGGGCGGCACGAAATACACCACACCCTGCCGCATCGAAGGGTCGCCTGAGAAGTCACCGTCGGCCACCTGCTTGTCGCTGTAGGCCTCATACCGCTTCACCATCTTCTCTGGCGCGCCCAGGCGCTCCAGCTGCTCGCTGACTGTGCGGCCGAAGGCGGTCTGCGTGGGCACGTAACGCTCGCCATTGATGCGGCACCAGGCCTTAAAGGCCGTGTATAGATCGCTGGCCGGGCAACAGCAGAACGGCACGCCTGCGAAGCCCGTGCGCCAGTAGTGAATGAAGCGCTGGTCTGGCGCCATCCCCAGCGTGATCAGGTGCATGCGATCGCGGTTCTCAAACGGCCGCGTGAACTGGTTGAAGCCCTTCAAGTCATACCGCAGCAGGTAGTCATAGAAGGCTTCCGCGCCACCCGAGTCCAGCTCGGCATCGATGGCTGCGAAGTAGTCCGGCGGGTGCTCCCGCTCCACGCGCACAACGGTGAAGCGGCGGTCTGTCGGGTTCAGCCGCACCGGCACCTGCTGGTTGCTGTAGAAGATGAAGTTCGCGTGGTTGGCTTCCTCGCGAATAGGCATGTTCTTGGTGTTGATCTGCACCGTGGGCTGCGAGATCAGCGCCTGCAGCATGCCCTGGTGGTGCGCCAGGTCCTGCCGGCTCACCACCTCTTCAGCCAGCACCAGCAGGCGCGCCGAGATCCAGTCATTGAAGTCACGCTGCAGCTCAGGCTGGCCCACGCTGGTGCAGTAGCGGCCATAGATTCGCCGCATCACCTCGCCCAGCTTGCTTTTGCCCGTGCCCTCAGTGCGGCCGTGCATCACGAGTGCAGTGCGCATCTTCGCGCCAGGGTTCTGCAGCGGGTAGGCCAGCCACGACGTCACCCAATGACACAGCGCATCGTTCTCCTGGCACAGGTTCCACAGGTGCTCCACGATGCACCTGCAGCGGTCTTCCCCGCGCACGGGCGTCAGCGGGAAGCGGTCAAACAGGTTGACGTACTGCGGCGGCTGGCTGGCGCCTGACGGGTCAAAGACCACGTTCGCCTGCGGCACCATGCGCCGGTCTTCCTGGCCCAGCCACCAGTCCACCGCCTTGCCGAAAGCCACCTTCAGCGCTTCCAGCCGGATGATCTCGCGCTGCTGCGCGTCCCACACGGTGGTGGTGCCGTAGATCAGGGTGAAGCGCTCAAGGAATGGCATGTCGTCGCCATCCGCTGCGCCGCCTGAACCCCCTGCCCCACCACCCTTGTTCTTGCCTTTTGCGGGCCCAGGCGGGCCGTCCGCCCCTGCCTTGCCCGCGCGCAGCGCGCGAGCGTTCGCGCGCGGTTTTTCAGGCGGGCCCTCCAGGCCAGCCTTCAACTGCTCTGCCACGCTGGGCTGGCCTGCGCTGCAGTGCAGGTCGTTCCAGTCAGTGGCCGGCGCCTCACGGTCTGCAAAGAATGGCGTCAGCACCCGCGCGTTGAATCGCCTGGCCGCCGCGTGGGCCTTCGCCTGGCCGGCGTTCTCCAGCAGCAGCGTCTGCTCGGTGTCACCCACGCGCAGAGTGCCTTCCAGGCGCATCACGCCCACGGCATCACCCTTCCATCCGGCCAGCAGCACCACGTCTGGGCCGTCGGGAATCTTCCAGTCGCGGTCCATGCTGGCGCGCAGCTCGGCCGGTGTGCACACGATGCCATGCTTGGCCAGGCGCTCGCTCAAGCGCTGCAGCAAGTGCCTGTCGTCATCGGCCAGCAGTACAAACGGCAGATCAGGGTACAGGCGCCTGTACTCAGCCACCACCGGCGCCACGTTGCCCGCATCAAAGCAACACACCACCGGCCAGGCCATGGCCATGTGCACACTGGCGCAGGTGGCATAGCCTTCGCCAAAAGCCAGCAGCGGCACACCCTCCACCAGGTTGCCAAGCAGGTGCGAGCGGCCTTCCTTCAACGTGCCAGTGCCGAAGAGCTTCTCACCGTCGGGGCTGATGTACTGCAGCCCGTGCACGTTGCCCAGCACGTCGCACAGCGGCACCAGCAGTCGGTCATTGAAGCCCAGGCGCAGCCCGAAGGCCCCCACCTGCTTAGCCTGCAGGTACGGGTGGCCCGTGCTGCCCGCATCCATGCGCTTCGCCCGACCCCAGAAACGCTGGGCCTTGCTGGCCGCTGCCGCACCGTCCTTGGCCCTTTCGGCGGCGGCGGCCTTGGCAGCGGCCTTTCTGGCCTCGTCATGAGCCTGGCGGTCAGCGGGCGACCAGCCCGCGCCACTGGCCTCTACGTCCCACTTGTCACCCCGGTTGCCATAGGCACCCGTGATGAACTCGCGCCCATCGGCGGTGTGGAATGAGAACAGCCGCACCCACGCGCTCTTCTTGTTGCGCTTGTCGCCTTCGGGCCTGAACCGCACATAGGTGGTGAAGGCCTTGGCCAGGTCTACGCTGCCCGGCACCACCAGGCCCCGGGCCGCCATCTGGCGCGCCACGTCATCCAAGTCTTTGGCCAAGCGCTACCCCAACTTCTTGCGCAGCCGCGCTTGGCGCTGGCTTCGCTGTTCATGATCGGCCCGGCAGTCTTCGTCGCAGTACACAGCCAGCGGCAGGCATGCGCGGTCGCAGTTGGTGCAAACGCCAGGGGTTGACGCCAGCTCGGCAGCGCGCTGGCTCTGCCTCAACTGCGCGGCAGCAAGGAACTCGGCCTCGCGCTGCGTGGCCATGTCGTCGTCATTCAGCCGCTCCACGCCCACGGGCGGCGGCACCAATGCCCTCGCTGTGGCCACTAGGCGGGCCCCCCGCTGAACACACCGGTGCTCGCCAACACCCCGCCGCGCTGGTGCACGTGCTGGCGGTTGGCAATGAGCCGAACCGTCTGCACGTGCAACCCGTGCTCCTGGGCGGCCTGCTCAGCCGAGGCGCCGCCGTCAATGGTGTCGGCCACGCGCACCACCTTTTCCGGCGGCGTGGTGCGCAACCCCTGCGCCACACGCAGAGCCGTCAGCGAACCTGGGCTGGTGCCGGTGCGCTTCACGCGCAGCGCGTGCATGGCGGCGTGGGTGCCCTGCTCCACGTGCGCCGGGTTCACGCAGGCCATGCAGCCGCACGTGCGGTAGACCACACGGCCGGCAATGGCTTCACCGCCTGAAAACAGCCACGCCGCGCGCTGGGCAGCCATGGCCTTGCGCCCCGGGCTCAAAGCGCCGGCGGCCAGCATGCACACCGGCATGCCAGTGTCGTTGAAGGCGTAGCGCCACTCCCAGCAGCCCGTGGCCGGGTTCACCCAGCAGCGGTCAAGAATGTCGGCCAGAGCGCGAACGCCGTCTTGCCGCCTGCGTTGCTGCGTCATGCGCAACCCCCTACGGCGTGGGGCTGTGCGGGCGCGGCTGCGTCATCTACCGTTGGGGCATGAGGTGGCCAGAACCGCATTGCGCACACGTAGTCCCCGTCGAGCCATTCCACTGGCGGCGGCATGCGCACGCCAGTGAGCCTGGCGCGGCGCGGGCACTCTGTGCACAAGCTCAGCAGCGGGCCCATGTTGGTGGTGCGCTTGCCTGCGCAGCCGCGAGTGTCGTCCAGGGCCATGGGCTGAATGCCAGCCCTGGCCAGCGCGGCGCGTGCACGCGCCGCCTGGGTGTCAAAGTTCATGAGCAGGGCTCCAAGGCTTGCGGCAGCAGCTCGACCGTCTCTGGACGTCGCTGGCGGGCTATCCGTTCAATGAAGTCGGCGGCCTGCGGGTCAAAGACTGCCGGCGCCGGGTCTATGAGCACCCGCTTCGTGGCCCAGATGATCTGTATGCGTCGCGCCTGCCGCACCTCGGTGGCAGGGGGCACGTTGGCAAAGAAGACACGCTGGCAATACAGCGCCGAGGTGTCGTCTACCCACAGCACGTTGAACAGCTGCTGGTTCGTGGGCACGTGCCACACCACCCAGTCATGGGTGTTCTCACTGGCTTCAAGGCGCATGGGCGGCCTCTTGACCTTGTGGGGGCGCGGTGGGTGGGGGTTGGTCTGAAAGCAGCTCGGTGCGCAGGACAGCCCATGCGACATCCGGCCGCAATTCCTCGCAGCGGACAGGCCGGCCTCGAATCTTGGTTTCCCTCTCGATAACCGGGCAGTACTCAGCGGGGACGCGGTTGGTCAGCCACGACTGGACCGTCTGATAACGCCCCCCTTTGACGGCAATCACGCGCGCGGCGCTCACTGGACCGCCAAGGATCTCAATGGCCAACCTCGTCGCGTCCTTCGGGCAGAGTTCGCTCATAGATCGCAAGCATACTAGAAAATCTAGTTACGCAAGCCATTCTTGCATTGCGGGAGTCGACCCGGGTCGGGAACAGTGCCTCCCCATGTCGATTCACAGCGAAATCAAGCGGCTGCGCCTGCTCAAGGGTTGGTCGCACCGCCAGCTCGCGGAAGCCGTGTCGGCAGCGGAGCATCTGAATCCAGGGCTCAGCTGGCAGACGGTGCAGCAATGGGAGCGCGAGCCCAAGGAAGGCGCAGCAGCCAAAAGCACCGCGCCGAAGCGCAAGCGGCTTGAGATCGTTGCCCACGTGCTTGGCACAACCCCAGAAGCACTGATGAGTGGGCATGCCCCAAGCCAGAGCACGACTGCCGCCAGGGACGCTGACGAAGGGATGCTTCTAGCCTACTACCGCATGCTGGACCCTGAAGCCCGGAAAGGCGTTCTGCACATGGTGCAAGAGACCGCCAGCCCGTACGGCATCGCCCTCAGGAAAGAGCAAAACGCAGCGTGACTAGCGCCAAGGTTTACACCTTCCAAGCCCGAAGGCCGCGCGTCATCGTTCCAACTGTTGATGCACCCCTCGTTCACGTGGAGTGCATCAAGCGCTCCTGGGGCATCTTCTCAGACCAACGGATCGACTGATGCCGAAGGAGTGTCTGAAGTGCGGCCAGGTCGGCAACGCCGCCAGCCCGCTGGAATGCCCGCACTGCGGCGCCGTGTACTCAAAGCTCGAAGCACTCGCCAACACTGGTGCGCTCATCCGCCCAACAAAAGTTCCAACACAGGCTGAACGCGAGGCCGCGCGCGAAGCACTGGCGCGCCAGCCCGCCGAACGGCTTGCTGCAGCCAGAGAAAGCGGCAATTGGTCACTGATAGACCCCGCCGTTGTTGCCGACGAAACCAGCAGGGTCGTCCTTGTGACAACTGACACGGTTCCTGGCAAAACCATCGAGCGCGCTTGTGCAGTAGTTGCCGCCGACTACGCGTTCGCGTTCGGTGCCATTGGCGAGGAAATCGCTGGCGCCTTTCGCAACCTGGTTGGCTCGGGCCCCAGCCCTGAGACCGTCGCACAGCTTCAGAAGGGCCGCGCTGCCGTACTGGATGGGCTACGCCCACGCGCCCTTGCTGCTGGCGCCAACGCCGTTGTTGGCATCCGCATCGAGCTCGAAGAAATCTCCGGGGCGAACCAACGCGGCATCCTCATCCTCAGCGCAACAGGAACTGCCGTCCGCCTGGCTGGCTAGAATATCTTGCATAACTAGAATTTCTTGTGTACATTCCGCCCCGTCAACACGACGGAGCGCCGAATGTCACCCCTCACCCTTCCCCAGACCTTCCCCACCCCCGGCCAGGTCTTCCCGGCCGGCGAACGCGACGGCGTCGCTGTGCCTGCCCAAGGCATCTACGCCGGCATCACCACTGCACCAGACGGCGCGATCTACGCGCTGATGCTGCTGGCCGAAGAGCCTGAATCTGACCTCACCTGGCAGGCCGCCACCGCATGGGCGGCCAGCCTGGGCGCCAGCCTGCCCACGCGGCAAGAAGGCGCGCTGCTGTTTGCCAACGTCAAGCCGCACTTCCGCACCACCTGGCACTGGCTGAGCGAAGAGATGGGCGGCTCGTTCGCCTGGGATCAGGGCTTCCTCAACGGCGGCCAGGGCAGCAGCCACAAGAGCTTTGAGGGCCGTGCCCGAGCCGTCCGCAGATTGCCCCTTGAATCCTTCATTGCTTTGCTCGGGGTGGCGGCATGAACGCCCCGCGCGTCAGCGCCTATCACCTCAGCGCGGAAGGTCTGGCAATCGTGCAGGCCCGGGGTCGGCAGATCCGCGACGAGCTGCGCCTGCGCCGCCAACAGCGCGAAGTGAACGACATGCTGCACAGCACTGCTGAGCGGCTGAAGGACCTGGAAGGAGCCAAGCGTGAGCGCACTTGACGACGCCATTGCAACCCACGTGGCGCACGCGGCCTGCGCGGTGGGCGACCCCCTCACCGAAGCGCTGCAGGCGCAAGCAGACACTGCGGCGCACGCCGGCGCCACGCTTGAACAAGAGCAGTGGGACCGCACCGTTGCGGCCGTGCCCATGCCGGCATGGGTGATCTTTGCCACGCTGGCCATGTCCCTTGTGCTGGCAGCCCTGGTGTCGGTGAACGCAGCGCGCACAAGGGCGCT